ACTTGTAATATTTTTTTCTAAAAATTCAATTAACCTATCTGTATTTATTCCACATTTTTCATATAAATCCCATTCTATCACACCATCAACCGAAATAGCAAATATTCCTGTATATTTTTTGAATACTTCTTGTGATTGTGTTTTTATTACACATCGTTTCCCCTTTTCACTATAACAATGATGTCTTTTTTGTAAAGATTTTATACTTGTTTCATCAATACAAATAATATCTTCTATTTTATACTTCTTTATTTCGTCATAAAATTTTTTTATATTTGCGTTTATGTCAATATCTTTACCAAATCGTTTAACTGGTTCGTGTCGTATTCTTGTAATTTTTAATGTAATATTATTATCTTTTATAATTCTGTTAATGTGTGATTTATTCAAATCTACATCAGGGTATTTATTTTTCAATAAATATAATAAATCTTCAATAGTAATAGTTTTATTTTTCTTTAATTCTTGTAATAAGAAATCAACATATTCTTTCTTTACCTTATATGCTACTGGTTTCCTATAATAAATATCAACATTACCATCTTTTTTATATCTTTCAACCCATCGCATTAGACTTCTACGAGAACATTTAAATATTTTACATACTTCTTCTTGTGTTTTATCTTCAACTAAATAATAATTTACAGCAGATAATTTATAATCATAGCTTTTACGAGACATTATTTATATTATAATTAATATAAATAAGCATTTTTTAACAAGGCATTTTTAAATTAATATTATAAAAAAATGATTTAATTAAATGCCTTACATAATATATATAAATGCAACAAATGACATATCTACAAGATAAAATAAATACGTTTTTCAAAAAAAGAAATGAAATATTTAAAAAACCACTTGAAAAAATTATAAATATTATGTTAAATAAGTGTAAATACATCAACGGAGAAAGTTTAGAGAGACATAATTGGGGAAATAATCCAATAAAATTAAAGAATATCCCAAAAAACATTAATTTACCTTCATTTGAAGAAGATTTATTAAATGCACTTAATTTAGAAGATAATGAAAAATCAATCGTAGAATTGTTATGGGGAGATATACAACTTGGAAAAAGAGTTCAAGCGTGCATAATTATGTGGATTTCGGTTCATATACTAAAAAGACCAGTTTTATACATTTTTAGAAATTTGACAATAGACCAAAAACAATTACAAGATGATATTATTGGAACAGAAAATTACAATTTTAATATTCAATTTATAAAAACATCATTTCAAGAATTTAATAATGAACTCCAAGAATATTTTGAGGAAACAAATGTTGAATATTGGAAAGATTATAAACTTCCAGAACTAAAAGATATAAATAGTAATGATATTATTAGTAAATTAAGTAATAAAGAAGCAATCAATTCAAATGACATATTTTGTTGTTTAATGAACCCGTCTCAGTTAGCTAAACTAAATACAAAATTTAGTGAGTATATTTATTACAATGACGAGCTTGTGAATATAACCGCATTAGTGGATGAAAGTGATTTAATGAGTCCTACATCTTCAAACGATAGAACTAATGATAATGATAAAAAAGATTCCACAGCATGTGAAATATTGCTTGCCAAAATATATAAAAAAGTAAAATACGCATTACATATTACAGGCACAGCCCATTCTTTGTTATATAACGTAACCACAAGATTGAGCGACCATACTGATATACAAATTAAAATTTCAAAGGTTCATAAAATGAAAAGGTCAAATGATTATTTTGGATTATTTAATAGTTCTATAAATTTTAACACAACACCTGTTGAATCTTGGTGGGATTATCAAGATACAGAAAATCATAAAAAAAAAACTCGTTATGATATTGTTGAAGATTATAATATTAATATAAAAAAAATAATAGAAAATTTACTTAAAAGACCTACAATTAAATATAATTCGTTATTGATTAGTGAAGAAAAAAAAAGAGCTAATCAATTTTGTTTAGTAGATAAAATAGTCAAAGATTTCCCTGATTTGTTTATAGTAATATATCATGGAAATTGTTTAAGATTATATTTATCAAAAAATTATGAAAAAGAAATAAAATATTGTTCTAATTGGGACTCAAAACAATCATCAACAAATCAAAGATTATGGCAATCAGGAGGAATATACGGCTCATCTATAGATACTGAAAAATCTGAAAAACTACCTAATAATTATTGCTATTTCAATATAAATACAAAAATATTAAATATAAAATTTGTTTATAAATTATTAAGAATTTTATTTGAAAAAAGTGATACACCAATTTTATGTAAAACAATTATAACAATAACAGGTAAATATGGAGAAAGGGGGTATTCTTTTACAAGTGATGATTATGATAATTATTCATTACATTTAACAGACCAGTATTTTGTGTCTCACGCATCATTAAACTGCACTGACATTTCACAGCGATTAAGATTACAAGGAAAATATAACGACGTAGAACTTAAAAATGGGAGTATGAAACTTACTTTATGGACGACGAATGAATTACAAGATATAATAGAAAACTTTTATGTAAAATTTATAAAAGAAATAGAAAAATTTATAATGGGGTGTGAACATTGGGAAGAAATTAAAGATTTATTAGAAAGTATAATTGATAATGGAGATTTTAAGTTTGGTAAATATATGAAGTATATTGATGTATCAAAGAAACGAAAAAGTTTGAAACTAATAAAACATTATGACAAGAAATCAAATGGATATAAATTAATTGTTATTGATGATATGAATGATGATGAAATAAGTGAATGGTGTAGAAAAGCAAATTTACCTGAGTATATTTGTATAAACGAAATAGAAGAAATGAATAAAGACGAATTTATTGAGAAGTATCTAAATTATGATGGTGGTATTCCTTTATGTATTGATAAAAATAGTATTGTTAATTTTGATAGAACAAATTTAAATAAATTAGTGTTAGAAACATTTCCATCGTTAGAAAAGTTTAAATTAGATAGAGTAGTTCAAATTAAAAAAGGTAGTGTTAATGGTGACAGATATAACGGCATACAATCAGCTATTGAAAATAACAGACCTTACAATTATTATATTACATCACGCAAACCAAATACATATAATATTTTAGTTTATGATAATTATGATAATATACACATTACTACTACAACTAATGAAAAAGTCTTACCAAAACACACAAATAATTATATTAAAAAAACTCCATACATCGTAATTGGTGATAAGGTTAAATTTTCAATTCTTAAAGAAGAATACAAACAACAAAATAATACTCACGGATATACAAATGAAGACGACAATAAATTTCCAGAAAAATATTATTGGAAAACTCCTGATAATTGGTTATATTTATATGATAAAGATAAACCTGAAATTATTTCGTTAAATATAGTATCTCCTCTACCTGTTAAAAATGTTATACAACCAAATATTTCAACAGAACCATTAATTAATAGTGATATATTGCTATTCGCAAATTCGTGTTGTAAAAAAACGGATAAAACAAACTTAAGATTTGGATTGAAAGATATATTAAAAATATATGAAACCTGGTGCAAAATAAATGGTAAAAAATGTTTGAAAACACAGAAAAAATTTAAAGAGGAGTTTGAAAAAATAAATTACAAACAAGAAAAAAGTAAAGGAGTTGATGTAAATAATAATCCTGGTAAACGAGGCTATAATATTATGGTTTCACTATAATTTGACTTAAAAGTAATTTACAAATATTAATAATATGAAAGATTATATTATTAATTGTTTTATTTTACAGGATAACAATACACTATTAGATATATATAATTATATAAAATTTCGGTATGATAATTTAGTTGAAATAAATGATATAAAAACAGAATTGACTAAATTAATTAAAAACAACATTATTTTTTTTAATAACAAAAATTATGAATTATCAAATGAAGGTAATGTAATATTAAACGACCATAAATATTATTTTTCAAAAATTATTATTAAATTTTACAAAAAATATAGTAAAAATAATATAAAATATGAATTAAGAGAGATTAGACAAGAACAAAAACAATTGAGAAATTATTTAATTTCTAATAAAACGCAAATGTGTATAATTTGTGAAAAAAAACTACCATTATGTTTATTAGAAACAGCCCATCTAAAACCAAGATGTTTATTAAATAATAATGAAAAAAATGATAAAAATATTGTAGAATTTATGTGTAGATATTGTCATAATTTATACGATAATGGATTTTTAGCTGTTTATAAAGGATTATTACAAGTTTCAACATTTATAAATCAGTATGATTTACATTATAACAAAAATAAACAAATATCTCATTACAATTTACAAAATAAAAAATATTTTATTTTTCATTATAACTACATCTATAAAATGGGCGTTTGAAATGAGAAAAGGTGTAAGAAAATCGGCGTTTTAAATGTGCAAAGGTGTAAAACAAGCTAAAGATATAATTACATGCACACTAGAAAAATATGTCGAATATAACTATTGTTTCAAAAGAATGTGCGAAACGTTTGGTAAAAGATATTAAACAGCTGCAAAAAGAACCCTTAGAAGGAATTTTTTATATTCACGACGAGAAAGATATGTTAAAGGGAAATGCATTAATTATAGGTCCACCAGATACACCATACGAAGGTGGATATTACTTGTTTAAATTTATATTTCCTTCAGACTATCCATTTTCACCACCGAAAATAACTTACCATACAAACGACGGTGTCACAAGAATGCATCCAAATTTATACAAAAATGGAAAGGTGTGTCTCTCATTATTGAATACATGGAACGGTGATGCGTGGACGAGTTGTCAAACCATATCTAGCGTATTGTTGGTTATGAGAAGTATAATGACACAAGGTCCGTTAAAACACGAACCAGGTATTGACATATTTCATAGAGATTTTAGAAAATATACTGAAATCATACGGTATAAAAATATACAAGTTGCTATGATTGATGTAATTCAAAAAGAGGTGTATGAGAAACAATTTGGTGATTTAATAGAGATTGCTAGAAATGATTTTATGGAACATTTCGATACCAAGCAAATCATATTGAAATCAAGTGAAGAAACCTTTCAAGAAAGCGACGTACATACGCAATCTGGTCGTGTTTTTGTTTCTTTATACAATATCTCGTGTAATATCGATTATACCGGATTATCTGATTTATTTTATGAGATAAAAGATAAATATACAAAAAAATGAAAAGAATATTAAATATATTAGCTAATATATAAACATGCACTTCTGTAAAAAATGCGACAATATGTATTATCTTAAATTAAACGAAGACGATCCTAACAAATTAATTTATTATTGTAGACATTGTGGTGACGAATCCACCGATTTAACTAATGACGATAATTGTGTTTTAAAAATGCAAGTGAAAAGAAATGAAGAAAAATATGTTCATGTAATGAACGAATATACAAAACTTGACCCTACTCTTCCAACTATTACCACAATACAATGTCCCAATACCGAATGTAAAAAAGATAAATCAGATAATGATGTTTTATATATAAGGTATGATGATATCAACATAAAATGTATTTATATGTGTAAAAAATGCGATACAACTTGGAAAACTGATATTCATAATTAAATATAAAATTGAAGTTTACAATATATATTATAATATATTATAATAGATAATATGAGTGAATCTGAATCTGAACCAGAAGAATCCTTTTCTGAACCGGAAGAGGAAGAGTCGTCACATACAGTAAATAAAAGTAAACCCCCGTACCCACAACTTGGTGGAGCATTTGACCCAGATAATGCGGATGCAACGGACGAGGACGTGGACACTTATGAAAAACCAAAAATTAAAATCGGTGAAGAAATAATCAACGTTGTTGATTCAGATGATGACGAGGAAGATGATTTAGATGGATTATCAGAACAAGATAGCGATACGGATAATACATTAGATACAAACCGAGAATTTAATAATTCTATGACTCATCAAGAGTTACTTAGTGATAGCGAGGATGAAGATGACGAGGAGGTTGACGATGATTACTTAAAACGATTTGATAGAGAACTAATTAATAATCATATTGAATTGTACCATCCAGAATCTAGCGTACATAATTATGACGAAGTACGGACATTATCTAGGGTTACTAAAGATAAGAATGGTGTTGTAAATGATAATAATCATAAAACACTGCCATTTCTGACTAAATTTGAAAAATCTAAAATTTTAGGACTTCGTGCGAAACAATTAGACGAAGGAGCTCAACCATTCGTTAAAGTTATGCCTAATATTGTAACTGGATATACCATAGCTAGCTTGGAACTTATTCAAAAAAAAATACCTTTTATCATTCGAAGACCGATTCCAAATGGCACTAGTGAATATTGGAAAGTGTCTGATTTAGAGATAATTATCTAGTGAATTAACATTTCCACCTATTTCCACAATTAACACACGTTACATAAGTAGTCATAGGCTCATCCGCAGAACGTGTCTGCAATTGAAAATAATTACACTTGTTTGACTTACATTTTCTACACGTGAATACATCTGTATTACCTTCAGACGTAGGAGTATATTTATTTTTATCTTTCATATTTTTTTCATAAATTAACTTTTCCCATCTTTCCGGAGATAAATCTTGGTGTGTCAATCCACCAATTTCGTGTGCTTTAAACTCGACAGTTTCCAGTCGTTTAGCAATAGTAGGATCTTTTAAATTACTATACACAGACCTGAAACGGTCAACATAAATAAGAACAAAATACTGATTTTCCCATTTTTTTACAATATTTTTTGAGTTTGCAATTTGTAAAGAATTGTTGAAAATACTTTTTTCAATATTTCTACT